CACCACCTGATCCACCTGGGTTTCCACCTGCTCCACTAGGTGATGCTTTGTGTGCAGATTCACCGCCACCACCACCAGTTGATGTGATTGTTGAAAAACTTGAATTAGCACCATTTGAACCACAATCTATACCAGGAGAAAAAACTCCTGCTGCACCACCACCACCAACTGCTATTGGAAAAGCAGATGCTGTAACTGATATGTTTCCTGCACCATCTAAAGGACTCGCCGTATAGGGCGTTACTGGACTTTTGTCTTCTCTAAAACCACCACCACCGCCACCACCACCAGCTCTAGACGTAACAGAAGGAGCAAAATCTCCAACACCACCACCGCCACCACCAGCAACTACTATGTATGAAACTTGATTATTAGCTGGTGTGGATGAAATTCCAGAAACACAAAATGTTCCTGGACCTGTAAATGTGTGAATTCTACAAGCGCCACAATTAGTTATGGTTCCGCCAGTAGCTGTTATAAAACTTCCACTTTCATCAGAAAAAATATTATCCTGAATTGATCTCCAACCAACTGTTGAGTCAATATAAACTAAAGTTATTCCCTCACCCTCAGTGCTTAAACCTACTTTACCACCTGCTACACCACCATTTATTTTTTGAGATCCCGCTGTTTGAACTATGCAATTAGCAGTGTCAAAAGTATTTCTATAATCTTGTATTGAAACAATTGATCCAGCACTTCCTGTAGGTAAAGTTGCTATTACTTCTCCACCATTTGTATCAACAAAAAATCCTTGACCATCAACAGCACTAAAATCTGATGTTTTAATTGATCCTGTTTGCCAATCTACAGTTCCTGTTCTACCAAATCCTGTTTGTGATGCACCTGATGCAAGAGTAACAGTATCGCCACTTGCACCAATAGTTATTGTATTGGAATTCTCATTGATAATATTATTACCATCTTGATCCTGAATATTGTCTACTTTAATTGTACTTGTCATAATTATTGAAATTTATACCTTATTATTACTACACCAGAACCACCATTAGAACCACTATTTCCTGGTTGAGGTCCATAAGCACCAGCACCTCCGCCACCACCAGTGTTAGTTCCTCCAGCTACTGAAGTTCCAGGGCTTCCTAAAGATCCAGCTCCACCACCACCTGTTCCACCTGTACCTGCTGGTCCATCAGAAGTACAATTTCTTTTTCCACCGCCTCCACCACCAGCAAAAGCTGTTGGAGTTGCATTAATTGAAGTTGTTGCACCTGCTCCACCTGGACCACCTGGACCTGGGTTTCCACCCGATCCACCTACAGCTGTTGCTCCACCACCACCACCACCTGCATCTCTTCCACTTCCTCCTGGAGCACCTGGACCACCATTAAAACCTTGAGCTGGAGCTGTGGGAGGTGTATTGCCTAAACCTACGGGATGACTTGGGTGAACGGATCCTCCTCCAGATCCTCCATCAGTAATATCACTTGGAACACAAGGATTTAATTTACCACCGCCTCCTCCTGCTGCTACAATTCCTCCAAAAGATGAATTATCTCCTTTTGATCCTGTTCTACCTGGAGTACCTGGAGCAGTAGAACTGCCTCCACCTCCACCTGCTCCTACCACTATTGGGTATGATTGTACTGTAAGTGTCACTCTGTTTGGTGCACTTGGGTATCCGTCTAAAGGACTGGCTGTATATGGGGTTGCAGGATTTTTAACTTCTCTAAATCCTCCAGCTCCACCACCAGAACCAGCTCCTGGATTTCCAGCTGTACCACCACCTCCTCCACCAACTATCATATGAGACATTATATTTTGTGATGCACAAGATGCAGTATTTGTTACTACAAAACTACCTGGTCCTGTAAATGTATGAATTTTACAATTTCCAGAAGTTGTAATTGTACCACCTGTTGCTACTACAAAAGGATTACCTCTAACATTAGAAGTTGAATCCATAGTATTAATCCAACCTTGTGTTGAATCAACAAAAATTAAAGTTACTGATTGACCTTCTGTATTTAAAACTACATCTGAATTAACAGAACCAATTTTATCTGTTCCGTTTGGTGAAACAGTTAAAGCGTTTGTTTGCCAAGTTCCTGCATAATCTGCAAGAGACACTATCGCTCCAGCAGAACCTGCTGGTAAATTACAAGTAAAAGCACCACCCGTTGTGTTACAAAAAAATCCATCTCCAGACACAGCAGAAAAAGTTGCTGTCTTTGGAGTTGTATTCCAATCTACTGTCCCTGTTCTACCAAAACCTGTCTGACTTGCACCTGAAGCTAAAGCAACTGTTCCACCACATCTACCTAAAGTTACAGTAGTTGCATCTACAACAACAGTTTTACCTGCTCCGCCACCTGTTGTAAGTGTTGTTCCTGATTGTTGTGTTATTGCATCTACTTCTATTTTTGACATTATACTACTACTACCGTTCCTGTTATTGTCTGTGTGCCAGTTATTGTAACCGGTCCTGCTAATACTCCTGAAGCAACTGTTTGAGTTTCGTCAAGTGTTGTTGCATGTGTTACAACATAACCTGTGGCTGTCATAGACGGTGACATTGATCTCGATGCTGGTAGTGTACAGAAAACATTTTTAGTACCTGCAGAAAAGTCTACTGCACTATCAGAATTTGATGATGAGATAATTGTTGTTCTTGATAAAGTGTCAGGTGAAGCATCAGTAACTGTACCAATACCTACCTCAAACTCACCTGCAGAATTGTTTTCAATTGCATAGTAAGTTGTATTTGTCGTTCCAATTCCTGCAACAAAAGTTTCGTAACCTTGCTCAGCTCCTGCAAGATTCAAAGTTCCTGTTCCAGTAGTTGTACTTGTTTCTTTAACTCTATCGTTAACTATTAAAGCCATTACTACTCCAAATTTTTATTACGCGTCGCCAAGTCTAATAATAGCGCTAGAAGAGTTAGCAGTTGGAAACTGAACAACGAAATCTCCGTTTGTTGCAGTTTTTGTTCCGCCAAAATCTAGAACTAATACAGCTGGGTTTGTTCCGCCACTCTTATAAATCAGTGCGCCTACAGCAGACAACGTTACAGAACTAAAAGTTAGATCTGCAAAATCTACAAAACCAATGTTACTTGATACCGCTACACCATTATTAGTTAAAGTATTTCCACCAGAACTATAACTAGTTCCAGATGTAGAAACTTCGTTGGTAGCAGTAAAAGCAGTTGTTGCTGTTGTTAAGCCAGATATGTTAGTGTAAAGAGCAAGTTTAAAAGTTGATCCACCAGATGAATCAAAATTAAACGTTCCTTTTAACAGGTCTGTTTTAAAAGAGTCAGGTACTACATTTGCCATTTATATTTTCTCCTATGGTGATGGCGATTTAATCTGAGCACGAATAGCGCCATCTTGCCATTCATCTCTACGTCTTCTACCTTCTTGTTCGATAGAATAAGATTTTGCAGCCCTTTGATATGACTGTTCATAGTATTGTAACAGATCTGCTGGACCTTTCAAGTATCCATATGCATCTACCAGACATCCGTACAAAAGTAAATCCTGATATTTATTAGATACATAAGTTCCACTAGAGCTTACGGACGAGTCTGTAAGACTTGTGGGTTGTTTGACATATGCCAAAGTAATTTCAAACGTAGCGTTTGGTGTGGGTGCTACTACCCAAAAATTAGCGTCCCAATTGGCATAATATTTAGGTAAACCGCTAGCTGTGCTAGGTGTATTGTAGTATTCTGTCATAAAACTAGTGTCTCTTTTTTCTAAAAATACTTGGTTATTAGACGCATCTTTTAACTGAACATATCTTATAGCTCTAAGATCAGATGGAATTGTTACATATCTGTTTCCAGACTGTAAGTTTGATGTAGCATAAAACCTATTATCATCAGAGTCTACTTCTCTGTAAATTCTGTTTTCAGCATTTTTAATTATTGTATTTAAAACACCAGTTGACAATACAGAACTATCTACTTCTGTATAGTTTCTAATATCATCTTGTAAATTTGTAAGTGTGTATGCCATTATGGTGATAGTGTAACCGGACCAGCCGATATACTTCCTCCTCCTATTTTTGCAGTTGCAGTTGCTGTACCTGAAGCTGTAAATGTATAGTTATTAGCATTTGTAACTG